ATTATATAATTTTTATAAAAATCTTCTTGTCTAGATTTTACATCAGGGGCATATGACGCAATTAATTTTTTTCCTTGAATATTTTTTTCCACTTTTAAAGAAAAATCAACAGGAGATTTAACAACATAGGTATTTTTATAATAATCTTGAAATGCTGGGCATTTTAAATATAAAGCATTTCTTTGATTTTTTATACGTTTTAGTGCTGATTCTGGATCTGGCCAAGCCATTTGTTGCCATGTAAACGGATCGTTTGATCTTAATCCACCTGTTGGGGTCCAGTAAACATCTACAGTTTTATTAAATAATTTCATGATATATTTAGCAGGTAGGTATTTGTGTATCAATAATAATTGATTTAGTTCTTTATCTATATTATAATACAAACACTATGGGAAATCAAACAGATTATTTTAATCGCATTGCATATAAACCCAAATATTTTATCGGAGATAGAGTATTTGGCCACTGGAATAAAGTTCCTTTCGTGGGAACTGTTGGTAATGATTCTATAATAGATGACACCGGACCGCGTATCAGTATTCATACAGATTTACCTATTAGAATTAATGGAAAAAATCACGAAATTATTATTGTTAAACATCGTGATATTAAACTATTAACGGAATTTTAATCAACAAAAAAGCGCCTTTCGGCGCTTTAATGTTCTTCCCATCCCTGAGAAAATAAACTGTGTTCTCTGATTAAGAGAAAGACAAGTTTTGAACTGCGATTTCACCAACATAGTCAGCTGCATTACCAAATGATGATGCAGTGTTTGTTAACTCAACGAATCCATAACGTGTCATAAATGATACGACTGGTTCGAATGTTGATGGATCCAATACAACACCACTGCTCATCAATGGAATGTAAGGGCAATAGAATGCGGCAGCATCTGCTTCGCTTGAACCTTTATATCCAACTAATACACTTTGTGTATCAGGAGCATAGCTATTTACAAACACACGTAATGAACCATTCAATGTACCAACGAACTTAGTATTTGTTGGAGCTTCGAAAGTTCCTTCTGTTGTGCGAGCAAAAGCTGATGTTGTTGCTGATTGTAATACTGTCAATGCAGCAGAGCTAACAACTGCCCAGTTACCTGCGCCACGACGTGTACGTTGGGCGATCAAGTTAGCAACACGATTGATAAGAACTGCCAATGCGGCATGTTCGTCACCAACGAATGTAGCTGTACCAGAAACAGTAGCTTGGTTATATGTATACTCAGTAGCAGCCAATGAACTCAATGATAAAAGAATCTCTTGATCGATCTCAGCTGTAATCTCTTGAGCTAAAGCAGCCATAATTTCTGCTTCTACGTCAATACCATGCATAGCTTGTGCGTCTTGAGCACTTTCAAATGTCCAACGTGCTTGTAACTTACGTGTTTTAGCTTCAACGGCTTGTTTCAAGATTTGGATACTGATTTGCTTACCGCCTGTACCTTCCATAGTAGCTGTATTGTTACCAGTATAACCAGTAGCAGTAGTAGTAGCTTGTGGAACAGTAGAGTATGCTGTAGCAATAGTGAATGGGCTTAACGCTTCTTGTCCAGCTGTTACAGATGTTGCAGCCAAACTGTTGTCAGTTAAACTTTGTGCATAACGTACACGCAATGTATGGATCTGTGATACAGGTCCAGTCATTGGCTGTACACCAACCAACTCGTTAGCAATAACAGTTGGCATCACACGACGAATTACTGGGAGAATTACACGATTCAATGTAGCAATGTTACCAGAGCTAGTTGAACCTGATGTTGCGTTCTCTTTTAAATACTTACGTGTGTTTTCGAGGATAACACTCATAGAATTGCGTTTAGAACCACCTAGACCTTCTAACAACGCATCTTTAGTTTCGCCCCAACGGCTTTCTAATAAATCTTGTGACATTTAAGTCTCCTTTTTTTCTTTTTTTATAGCCCTGCCAAACGCTTTAAGTCAATAACATTGCTTTGGCTTTCGCGGTCGCTTTCGTTATTGTGCTCTTGGCTACGGGCAGATTTATCGCCAGTTACTGTGGATAATGTTTCTGTAATTACTTTTGTGGCTTTCACAGATTTATTTTCCAAAACAGCTGGTAGATACTTTTCAAAAGCGTTTTTCAACCTTGGGGTTTGTACGCTTTCCAATAAATTACGCATGATTTCTGCTTTTTCTTCATTTAAAGGAGAAAGCAATTCGTCCATTGTGCGAGTACGCTCATTGGATTCTTTTACAATACGTAATTCACGGTCTTTTGATTCAACCAAAACTTTTGCTTTTTGGGTGAATTTGATGGCTTCTGCCAGTTTAGAGTCTTTTTGAGCAATAATAGCATGTAATTTACGAACTTCAGCTTTCTCATTTAAGTGAGTAGCTCCAAATTCTGCGCTATATGCTTCAAAAATACGACGACCAAAATTGTTCTCACGAGCAACTTGGATATCTTCTTTTAACTGACTGAGTTCAGCCTTAAGATGCTGGCTAACAGCACGAGTCATTTTCTGTGCAGATTCTTTTACAAATCTTGACTTCAATGATTCTAATTTAGAACGAGCATCAGCAACTAAACGTACTTTGGTTTCCACCACATCACGTTTGTCTTGAGCAAATTCTTTAATTTCGCGTGCCAACGCATGAACGATAAAGCCTTCCAATTTTTGGAGACCTTCGTTATGTGTCTTTCTATCTTTACGCAGTTCGCCAATTTCTTCAGACAATTTAGAAACCATAAAGCCGTTAAACTTTGTGGCATTTTCTTTCATTGTATGTTGAAATTTAACGCGATCTTCGGCTAAAGCTTTTTTTTCAGCTTTAACACCTTGGATCTCTGCGACAAGACCTTCTGTAACCATGCGATCTAGGGCTTCCACCATCACTTGTTTGTCATGCTGATAACGTTGTGCAAACTCTTCGCGGAGCTCTGCACGCGCCTGTTCACGAGCTTCAACTAACTTGGCTTCCCAAGCTTCATTGATCTCTGTACGAGTTTCCTCATTGATCAGTTCGCTATCTAGTAACGGCTTTAGTGCGTCTAGCATTTTAGTTCCCTTTAATCTTGAGATCTTTGATTAACTTCATTACTTCCGTTTTCAAATATCTCTGTACTTTGTTATCCTGCCCTGCTTCTTTTGCCATTTCAAACAATTTATGACCGTGCTTCATGTTCAGAAGACCTTCATAAATGGCTGTAGGATAAGCATTTGGAGCACTTGGCTGGGCAACTACATCAACAGTGACAATTTCAAAGTCACTGACATGTCCGTTATGGTCGTTGACGTTTCCTGATCCACGACTACTAACCCCTAATTTTACACCGCTGTCAAGCATAGTTTTAACTAGTTGACCCATTGGTGTAGGTAATATCTTTAACTTGCCATAACCGCAAGGACCATCCATCCACATATTTTCAATCATGTGAGATACACGATCTAAATTAATTTTCAAATCATCTGGATGGTCTACTTCACCCAATACAGAATGACCTGTTTTAATTTGTTCGTTGATAGTGTCTACTGCTTTAGCAATTTCGTGTACGGGATATATACGCTCGTTGGCGTTACGCACGCCACCCTCAATACAAATACCCTTCATATAAAGAGTTTTGCCTGAGCCATCTGCAGCTTCCTCAGACTCGAGTACTACACGTGCCTGAGTGAAGCTAAGATGTTCTTTAAGATATGTATTGCGAGCCATATCTATATCTTACGCCTTTGGAAAAGGAGTTTTGGTATTTACACCAGCTGCCTGTGCTGTAACAGGTTTTGGTGTTGGTTCCATTTTTGCGCCCCAGCCATCTTTGGCAGGAACGTTTTTAAATTTTCCAGCATTTGGTAAATTGCCTTCACCTTTACTGTACTCATTATGTGGTTGTTTATAAGCTGAAGTCCCATCTGGATTAGCTTCAGCGGCTGTATTCTTTACTGGTCTAGCTGCCATGCCGGCTGCGCCAGAATTAAAAGCTGTTGTGGACTTTTTGTTAACAAAGCTAGGTTCTGTTGTAACTGGTTTTGGAGTAGCATCTAACGCAATGTTTTCACTCATTGGGTAAGATTCATCATGAAATTCGCTTGTATCGTCGTTCATGTAAGCGTCACCGCCGACTTCGTCGTCTTTTGGTTCCATTTCACTTCCACCTTCGTCGCCCATTAAAGATTCAAACTCAGCCATTAGTTCGTCAAGTTTGTCTTCAAGATCAACTACACGATCTTCAATATCATGCTCATGTTCCATATCATGAGTTTCATCTTCGCCTTCTTCTTCGGCCTCGTCATCAAATTCAACATCTGATTCGTCTTCTTCGTACACGCCTTCTTCTTCTGTTTCTACTTCGCGCATGAGATCTTGACTAGCATCGCCGGAAGTATCTTCCATACCTTCTTCAATATCTTCTTCGCAATGTTCGCAGCCGTCACCGTGACAGTGTTCACATTCTTCCATGTCCTCTTCATTCATGAGGTTTTCATAGATTTCACGCGATTTTTCAACCACGATATCATGGAAAAGAGCTTTGGCTTTTTCCTCGTCATCGTTGATAACATATTCGATCAACTGTTCAAATTTCGATGTCATTTAATTCTCCTTTAGAATGGCTCGTGAAAGTATTTAAGAGCTTTGGAGAAAAAGACGTATATTACCGTATAAAACTGGCAATAATTATAAGATTTATGTAAGTTTTATTACATCACCGGTTCAGCTGGTGGAGAGTATTGTGTTTTAATGAGTTTTAATTTATTACTAAATTCAAGTTTTCTTAAATCATTCATTTGTCGTAATTTGCTAATTTGTCTTAATGTTAAACGAGTTTTACGTAATTGACCCATTTCAGGTTGTGAATTATCTTGATTAATATCTTGATAAGCTTCGGGGTCACGTTGATAAAGTTCGTTGAGAATCATAATATTATTTATTCAAAATAAAAATTTAAAGACTTGCCCCGCCAGCCGTGGGCGGCAATCCTGGAGTAGGTGTAATTGCTGGGGCAGGGCCAGCTCCGGTATCAACATCAGCTCCGCCCAGGCTAGTGTCGTTAATTTCTTGTCCAGTTGTAATATCTGATTCTAATCCAGCAGGAGTGATACCAACATTACGTAAATCTGGACCTTTAGTACCTTGAATTTCAGGATTATCACGTTCCTCGCGCCATAAATCTTCATTTTCACGAATTTCTTCTTCGCTTAATCCTAAATAACGTTTTAATAAAAATCTTTTACTTAGATATGGCAAAGGTTCAATGGTTGAAAAATTACTGATACGTGCGGTATCTAACTCACTCTGGCGATAACTGGCAAAATTTTGTGGCTCTGTTAGTTTAATATTAAACAACCCGTTATCAATATTAAACCCTCTCCACTTCATAAACATCTTAAATTCGTCATCTAACTTCTGCATAATCAGCTTTTGTAAGCGTTCACAGTATTTGTTAAAACGGAATTCTTGAATTAATGCTGTGCCAACCCGTCCATCATTCATTGGCGCTGAACTATCATCTGGACCTGTGGGCAAATAACTACTCGGTACACGTAATCCACGTGCCATTTTATTATTAAAGTATTTTAAATCGTCAATTTCACCTAAATTTTGACCACCTGGCAACACTTCAACTGACGATCCTCGACCTTCGGATGTTTGTGGAAAGAAATAATCTTCGTTTACACTTAATGGATTGTAACTAGCATCCATCATGTTCTGTCCACCACCACCCCATGTAGGTATACGACGTTGATGCATTTCATTTTTGACACGTTCCACAAATGCCATAGCCATATGACTAGGCATATTACCTACGTCAATTTTAAACAAACGTCTTTCTGG